CTAATTCAAATTTCTTTGTGGATTTATATTGATAGAATTTATCTACAATTGATGTGACATAGGTCTCATCCAAAACACCGGTACAACCGATATAATCTATATAAAGAGATTTGATTTCATTAAGGACAAAACGGAGTATCTCGACAAAATAATTATACACAATTTTGATAGACGAGATTCCAGAGATAAAATATTTAACTCGATCTTGGTTGAGGCGCATTTCCTTAAATGTTAATGATTGCGTACCTGTAAATGTTAGGGCAAACATATCTTTTATCATATTGAAAAACGCAGTGATAACTGTAACATTATTTTCAGTTTCCATCACTTGCGCTTGAAACCGAGTATTGCGAATGTTATCTATGATCCCCTTGATAGCTAGAGGCAGGATATTAATTAAATACTCGCCGTGTTCTGACGGCAAAATCAAAGTAACAATACTTGCAATATTCAATGGTGTCTGATTATGTTTCTGAGAAATCAATTGCAAGAAGCTAATGACCTTCAGTGCCCATGTTAAAATTTTACTACCATTTGCGACAATCGTTTCTGTAGCTGTTGCTAGTTTCTGAATAATATTTGTAACAGAAGCCATAACACTATCGATTCCATTCAATGTGTCATTAGCGTGGCGAAACAAATCTACAGCTTCTTTAGCTGCTGTAGATATCGTAGATGGCAAATTAAATAACGATGTTAGATTAGAACCCAAAGATTTTAATTGGGAATCTAAAATCTGAGTCTCGAACTTTCGATCTCGCATCTGTTTTGTTACTCGTCCCAAATGAATACCTGGAACATACGCGCGCAACAGATTGCGTAAACGAATAAAATCCTTTGTTGAATTCTGTTCAAAAGTCGCTTGGTAACGACCCTTAACTTTTGTATCAAGTGCTTTCGCATAAAAATACGAAGCTGATCGATTCAAAGTTCGAGAGAATTTTATGTAGTCATCAATGATAACATACATTTGATTTGCAACCATACCGAAGCACGCTTCGAATGATTTTTGTGTATGTGAAGAAATGCCATTTAAACCCTGATTAACTTCAATAGTTGTGGATGCCATTAATGTTGATTTATAACATAAGACAGCTAAAGAATACAGTACGATGAATAGAAGGTGGCGTAAGACAGTGTCCGAAATAACATAGACGGTGTGTTACGTTCTACTCAACGGGTGTACCAACATCTAAAGCTGAATCCGTGTACTTTGTCCGGTTCATCAGTCTAAACCTACAAAAAGATTGCGAATAGAATATTTGAAGGTTGTGGCCTCATTCCAGTACCAAGTCTATGGCAAAGACCCCATACTCTCAATAGACTCCAAAATCATCTTTATTAATCGTCGGTGACCGGGGAATTGACAAGGATCGAACTATTACATGGTCCTCCAACTCCCACCTCAGAAAAACTTAGGTGAAAATGGTATTGAGCAGATTCGTTACTCTAAACAGCCGAAGGTCTGTAGCGGATGTTATACATACCACAGCGTATCGGGAATAGTAAGCTACCGAATCTCGCGAGAAGGGTTAACAACTCGCGCTGCGATTTCTCACAGTAGAAGGTACCCTCTTCCAACAAATACCCTAAACTTAATCATAATTATAAGAATCAACTGGTTCCAATCCAAGGGAAGTCAAAGGAAGGGACAGATGATTAGGAAGAAAAGACATTAAAGAAAATTAATTAACTATTTGTTATAGCTGTTGTTATTCAGCACTCCAATAGTTTTCACTATCAGGAAATACGGAGTCTTAACTTTCGACGTATCTTCTCACTAGGCAGGACAGACACTACGAGTCCCATGCAAGCCCTACTAGGATGTCTCACTTGTTATAGCCGTTGAGATCCGGCACTCCAATTTAGTATAGCGGTAGGGATCCGCACTCCAGCATAAAGCCAGGATTCACAACTTTTGACACATGGTTTGTGAACCCACGATTAAAAGGCCAGGAAA